ATCTTTGCTGTTAATTTTTCTGCTTTCTCAAGTTGTTTTCTATCAATAGCATCATCTCTAGCCATTTCAGTAAGTGTTTGTTTAACCGATTTTGCTTGATAAAATGCCCAGGTATTATTTGCACTAATTGTGTTGTTCAAAACTTTACTGCTATTGCCGCTTGAAATGTACGTATTGATTGCAAGCAAAGCGGCTAGAACAGTAATCAACCATCCTGCTTTGTCTTTGATGCTTGCCTCTCGTTCACTACGAGACAATGGTTTCTTTTCTGATACTACTTCTGCCATGTTTACTCCTCAATAACTTTTTTTACTATTCGTTTTTTTGCTGGTGGTTTTTTTACTATTCGTTTGGGTCTAGTAACCACACCCATGTTTTCTTTGTGCTTGATATGAACTATTAAAAGTATTAAACTTATATTAATAATAATTATCATTGTCCATGCAGTTGTCATATAGAACAAATATTGTGATTGCAGTCTATCAACAACTGACGTATAAAATTCATTTGTCGTTTGGATAATTTGATTTTTATATTTCTTATAGTCACCACCAAACATCAGCAATTGTGCGGCTGTGTGGTGATGAGTTTGTACATCAGCGTTGAATTCAATTTTACCCTTTTGAGTCCAATCAAATGCTTCAATCTCTAACTTTGCCAAATTGTTGCTTAACTGTTCCGCTTTTAAAAGTGTGTCCAATTCATTCTGTAAAAACGGGACTTCTTTGAGCCTATCTTTAAATGATTTGGCAATACCTTTTTCATCAGCCAATTCACCATTTCGCACTTTAATTATGTTGTTGAATTCAGTTTTCCATTGTTCGTTTTTTGTTGTGACATAATATCTTGCATAATTGGTTAAATCATCAGACGATTTCACCATAGTCCGACTAAACGAAACCGCTTGATTGAGTGTGTTCAATTGAGTTTCAGCAAGTTTAAAGCAACTAAGTACCGACAGACTGCAAAGGAATATAACTCCTGCAAGAATGTAAGGAAGTTTTTTAAGTTCTAAAAATTTGTCTAATGTAGTCATGTTAGTGTTTTTAATATTAATGATAATGCTTGTTTTACTTCTGCTTGATAGTTGGTAAGAATGACCATACCCAACCCTAAAGCGGCTGTTGAAAAGTTTTTTGTTGTCGGTGGTGCTGCTGGCGCAGGCGGTTCTACTGATTTTCTTCTAGAAGTAACTTTTTTTGTTGTTACCATATGAATTTCATTTTCCTTTGTTGTGCAAATCAAATAATGATTTTATTTTTTCTTCTAAAACACCAATTCGCACATCCATTTTTGCTAAAACAATAACAAGAGTAATAAAACCCAAAAAAACTGGCCACGCTTTTAATAAACTTTCTATAATGTCCATATATTCCTCCTTGATATTGATATATTTATGATAAACTCAGTTTTTGGCATTTGTCGGATGGGTATTTTGTCGCAAAAAAACAACAAGATGAAAAATAGTTCTTGACTTCTGTGGTAGGTGTGATATACTGTACCTATGACATTGAGAAAAAAGCGTTCCGACAGAAACCATGTACTGTACAAAGTCACATGCGTTGACACTGGCGATTCATATGTTGGCTTGACTGTTGCACTAGGGCAAGCATACGTTCGGTCGGTAAAAGTCCGCTGGCAAAAACATGTTAGTCGTGCAAAATGCGAAAACAAAAACTGGGCAATGTGTAATGCATTGCGTAATTTAGCTGGTGCATCATGGCAATATGAAGTCCTTGAAGTGATTCGTGGTCGTAAGCCTGCACACCAACGTGAACGGCAATTAATTGCCGAATTTGAGCCATCGTTAAATACATTTTGACATACCACACATGGTGTGTTATAATTCGTAAATATTGACTAGGAGTTTTTATGAGAAATTTTAAAATGGACGGACTTGCAATATTGTTTGGTGTAATTGCCGCTATTCTAACTGGAATTGTAATTGGCTCGATTTTTACAATCATGTCAATTAATGTAATTTTTGGGACTAACATTCCAGTTAGTTTAGAAACTGTTTCTGCAATTACTTGGTTGACAGTTGTGATTGGTGGTTTAGTAAAAGGAAGCAAATAATGAAGAAAATCTTAGCAGTTGCAGTTACTGCATTAATTGCAACAAATGCATTTGCAAATGATATTGTAAATTATGAAATTGCAAGAGTTGTTAAGGTTGATCCAATCGGGAGCATGAGAGCCATTTCAATGCCTAGAATGTCATGCACCAATGTTGAATCTGCTGAAGGTGCAGGTGCGCCTGTTCAAGCGCAACAACAAAAATGTGTAACATATAATGACAGAGAGTTTCGCTATAACGTTACTGCATTCAATGTGACATTTGAATATCAGGGACAGATTCGTACAGTTAAAATGAATTATGATCCTGGCAATGCAATTAGAATCAAAACAGTTACAAAAGTTTATCTTGTAGAATAAACTATGAAAAAAACATGTACGCTACATAGTATAGTGACAACTTTATTTTTGTGTAATGTTGCAAATGCTGGAGTTGTTCTTGTGGAAGATTCGTCCATCAAAGACGGCTACTATATGGCAAAAGTTATAAATGTAAAGCCTATCATAGAAAAGGTACCGTACATGACTACAAAAAATTATTGTCGAGAAAATTATGGCACGACACATTATTCAGGGCCAGGAAATACTACTCTAGTCTTGGGTATGACACCGCCGCTATCAACACCAACATGTAAACTTGTCAATGAACAGGCATATCAGAGTGTTGTCAAAGGTTATCAAGTAACATATGATTTTAGGGGTACACTTAAAACTGCATTTTTAAATAATGAACCAAGTGAATATTTGCAGGTGTACAATGTTCCATGACATATTATGTTTATGGTGCAGAAGGAAGTAGAACAACCAATAAAGTTGAAACACTGTTGGTAGTATGTAGACGACAATACAAACTATTTATATTGGGGCAAGATTATACAATAGAACAATTAAGGATATTAGTTCCAGAAACTAATTTTGTTCCTCACATATTCCACGACGCAAAATACATTGGTGGTATCAAAGACCTATACGATTATTTGTATAGTGAAGTAAAAATGGAAAAACAATTCCAAAACGAAACCCGAGAATAGAACTTGACAATTGATCGGGTTATGATTATACTAGAGACATTAACCGAGATATGTTTTTAACATGGAGAATTTTGATATGACAAATTTTGATTATTCAGCCAGTGATGCACAAGAACGAAAATCATTCCGAGACTGGCTAATTAGCCACCTCAAATACGGTCCTGTGACTGTTGACTTTATGAAGAAAAATGGTACAATGCGTACTATGACGTGCACCTTGCAAGAGTCTGAAATTCCAGAATACGAAAAGAAAACCGAACGTGTTCGCACTACTTTGACGGATGAAACAATCTCTGTAGTTGACTTAGAGAAAAACGAATGGCGATCATTCCGTTACGATTCTGTTAAATCTGTATCATTTACAATAGGTGAATAAACTATGAAATTTTCCAAGATTAATCCAGGTGTAGATGCAAAAGCATATGGCATGGAACCTTCTTGGACCAATCAATCTGAGATGACAAATCTCAAAAGCGAAGAAATTCGTGCATTGAATTGGTATAATTATTTTTGTGACAGCAAGCAAGCAAAAACGTTTGTTGTCGAATACATGACTAGCATTGATAGACCCAAAGAAGAAATTTCTTTAATATCATCAAGTGATGTATCTATTCCAGTGCAACTTGGTTGGGTATCACGTATGCTATGTATGGGATATGCACCATCAGAATCATTCAAAAAATTCTTTGTAAAAGAGTTTAAGATTGTTGTAGAAACTGCAAAGAGAACTAAAAAAGCAAAATCTGCTGTTGTTGTTGCATCATCTGTACCAGTCTTGTCTATTCAAGATAGAATTCGTGAAAAGGCATCCGAAGAAGTCGGAGAGATTGAAGGACTTGTTGATGAATTCATTGCTGGTGGTTGCAAGTTTGCGCCAGATATGCAATCATACCTAAAGGGCAAAGTCCTATCTTCCGTTGTGCAAAAGCGTATGTGTGAAGTATTCATTAAACGTTCTAAAGAATTCGAAGACGTTATGAATACTTCCGATGCTGATATCAAAGAGGGTTATTCTAATTTCAGCAAAGTGCAATTGCGTAAGGTCAAAGAATTCTATGATTCGGTTATTGCAGAAACAAATCGTGGTGCAGAAAATAAACCTGTACGTAAAGCACGTAAAGTAAAAGAGAAACCTGCAAGTGTCATTGCATCTAAAGTGCAATACATGAAAGATTTTGCTGAGATGAATTTAACGAGTGTTCTGCCAGAAAAGATTGTTGGTGCAAATCAAGTGTGGTTGTACAATACCAAAACTAAATTGTTGGGTATGTACAATGCAGATAACGCAAAGGGTTTGACAATCAAAGGCACGACAATTCAAAACTTCAATGCTGAAACATCCATTGGCAAACGTTTGCGTAAGCCCGAAGTTGCTGTTAAGCAGGTGCTTGATGGCGGTAAGATTGTGTTGAAAAAACTGCTAGATGGATTGACAACCAAGCCTGCCGAGTTGACAGGTCGCATCAACTCTGATACAATTGTTGTTAGAGTAATAACTGGATAATTTAAAATGATTTTGATTGACTTGAATCAGGTAATGATTTCAAATCTAATGATGCAGATAAATTCAAATGCATTGAACGTAATTGATGAAAACATGGTACGGCATATGGTGCTGAACAGCATTCGTATGTACAATGTCAAATTCAAAGATAGCTATGGTGACATTGTTATCTGTTGCGATGACAAGAAATACTGGCGTAGAGACTACTTTCCCTACTACAAAGCAGGTCGCAAGAAAGACAGAGAAGCATCTCCATTGGACTGGAATCTGATTTTTGAAACGCTAAACAAAGTGCGTGATGAAATCAAAGAATACTTTCCGTATAAAGTGATTCAAGTTGACAAGACTGAAGCTGATGATGTTATTGCAACATTGACATATAAGTTTGGTGTTCCGCTTAAAAACAGTTCTACGGAAAAGATTCTGATTTTGTCTAGTGACAAAGACTTTATGCAATTGCAAAAGTTTGCAAACGTAGAACAGTATAGCCCAATGGGTAAGAAGTTCTTGCGCACTAATACACCAGAAGCCTTTCTAAAAGAGCACATTATCAGAGGCGACAGAAGTGACGGAATTCCTAATTTTATGTCTTGCGATGACACATTCGTGACAGATGCTCGACAAAAACCTGTAACTGAGAAAAAACTAAATAAGTGGTTAGAAGAAGAACCTGAATCTTTTTGTGATGAAGTGATGCTGAGAAATTACAAGCGAAACGAATTGCTGATTGATCTGTCTAAGATTCCAACTGAGTATCAAGAAAAGATTCTAGATGCTTATGACAATACCCCTAAACGTGGTAGAGAAAAACTACTTAACTATTTTATCCAAAACCGCATGAAGCAGTTGATGGAACATATACAGGAATTTTGAACATGGCTATTGATATCAGTAAGATGAATTTGCCTGAGTTGCTACAGCATGTCGCAGAATTACCAGCGGCTAAAAAAGCAAACTCATTGAAACAGATTGCAAACTTAACACCAGAATTGAAAACTGTGTTGCGTTACACATTCCATAAGAATATTGTATTTGATTTGCCTGTTGGAGTGCCGCCATACAAACCTATGGAAACTCCAGATAATTGGGGGCACAATCGTCTACCAAAAGAATTGAGAAAGTTTCAGTATTTCTTAAAGGGAAGTACTTTGAATCCCATCAAGCGTGAATCTATTTTTATTGAGGTTCTTGAGACAGTTTCACCTGAAGAGGCTAAACTTGTTTTGATGATGAAAGATAAAAAACTTACGTACAAGGGTATCACTAGAAAACTTATTGAAGAGTCGATACCTGAAATTCTGCAAGGAGAATCAGAGTAACAAAATGGCAAAAACAAAAAAGTATTCTAGTTTCCGAGACTTCTATGAAGATGAAGGTCGCAAAGGGAAACCTAAACTGAACGAATCTAAAAAACAAAAAGACAAGTTCAAATACCAGGCAAAGTTTATTGACCCCAAGAATCTTAAAGAAGATGATTGGGACGAGTTTGAAGAATTTGATGAAGTGAAATAACTGAGTAATATATTATGAAAAAAGAATTAGATGAAGCACTAGTTGCAAAATACCCAAAGATTTTCAAGTATCGTCACGCACCAATGACGCATACTGCTATGTGTTGGGGTTTTGATTGTGGTGATGGTTGGTACAACATTCTTGATGTATTATGTTCAAACATTCAACAGCATGTCAATCATAAACGTGATGAACGTGCGAGAGCATTGAAATTCAATCGTGCTTTGAAACGTGCATTGGCTGGAGATGTGCGTCCCCTTCAAATGTTTTTTACATTTGGCAACAAAACAGAACCAGATAAAGGTGCGGTTGAATATTCTAGCAAAGCAATTGCAAACGCAAAGTTCAGAGAAGTTCCTGTAAGTATCCCATACATTACAGCAAGCCAAGTGAAAGAAAAGTTTGGTGGATTGCGATTCTACACAAATGGTTATACTGATGTAATTAATGGAATGATTCGTATGGCTGAGTCCATGTCATATCGTACATGTGAAGTGTGTGGTAGTCCTGGTCGTTCAAACCACTACGGATGGATTTCAACATTGTGCGATACACACCGACTGGAACGTGGCGAAGAATTGCCACAAAATGAGGAACTAGATTCCGAAGATTGAATTCCAAGCCGTCTTTGACGGCTTTTTTGTTGCAAAAAAGCAACAAAATGCAAAATAGTTCTTGACGGGCTCTCCAAACCGTGTATACTTGAGTCTGTAGTGATTAACAAAGGAAACAAAGTGATCGACGGCTTCAACGAATACCTGGAATGCATCAAAGCTGACTACATCCAGTGGCAAGGTGCAACACCCTCAAGTGTCAATGCGGAAATGGCGCAAGATTTTTGCGATGGTCTGACATTTGAAGTTGGCTCACGGTACATCAAGGTCATTACTGGCCGTGTCGGTAGCAGCCGCTGTGTGCATTCGTTCGTGTGCCTTCGTGACATGGGCAAGTTCACCAAAGGCGACATTCTGAAAGCGGCTGGCTGGGCTGGTCCTGCTAAGAATTTCGCACGTGGAAACACGATGGCACGGACTTTCCAGAACATTCGCTGGACTGGTGCCTGCTGAACCGCTCAGTTGCACAAAAACAACACTATCAAAAATAGTTGTTGACAATTTTTCCAGCTGTGGTATAATAGAGTCTTAGAGATTGAAAAGGAACTTCAAAATGCGTACTAAAACCTACATGCCCGGCTTCAAAAATTCCCAAAAAATGCGTATCATCCTGCGCAAGGATGACGTTTCGGTTGGTCTGTACTTGACAGTTAAGGATATCGTTTTCAACTTTGCAACTACCTCTGCCAGTGAGGCTGCATACGAGGCTCTATATTACTTGGCTCGAATGCGTAACCGTGAGAAGGCGTCAGGCGGTCTAGTTCCGGTCGGCTTCGTTCGGAAGTGCAAAGAGTTTGAAGTTCAATTGGATTTGGTTTAAGGAGTTTAGAATGGCTAGTCTAGTTTATTGGTACGCTGAGTGTACGGATGATTCCGATGTGTATTCCATCATCGGCAAAACAAAAAAAGAAGTTAAGGCACAGTTGGCTGAACGTGGCGAACGGGGTTTCGGTCCTATAGAGCGTAAAGTTTTTCAGTACCGTGATGCGT